TCACGCCGTGGCAGCAAACCCCTTCGAACGCGCTTCCATCCTCGCCGTCAGAACTTCCGGCGTCGCCCGCTCGGCCTTTGAAGCCATCTGATTGAAGAACATCCCATCAAACTGCTCCTTGGACGGTGTCGAGGTCTTGGGAATCAACAACGCTCCGAGATCCAGCGTATTGGCGAAGTTTTCCTTGGTCAGGTTGTACATACCGAGGTAGCTGCCCGAGAAAGCGGAATCCGCATTCACCATATCAATGGCCGAATCGCGATAAGCCACCGCCGCTGATTTCAAATCACTGGACGCATTCAACAGCGAATTCAAACGCTCCATATCGGAATCACTTAACTCCCCGGAACTGTTGATCGCCTTCAGACTGCCATCTTCCTGCACCGTGAAACCGAACTTCTTGTCAGCCAGGTCCGGATACAGATACGCCAAGCCAGCCTTGAAGTCCTCGAACGAGCCCTTCATCTGCGCAGTGATGGATTTATTCAATTCCGCCAGTCGAGGAAAATCCGGCGACTGCTCAGGCCCTATAACCGTGTCGATCACTACGATGGGCCCGGTGGTGGTCGGCGGTACGACAACGGGAGGCGGAACCACCATCGGCTTGGCATTCAGCAACGCTTCTTTCGCGGCATCGCTCATGGGCTGAGGCGTGAGCTTGACGTCGGAGGGGGTGAGCTTGGCGACGATAGATGGAATAGCAGATGGGTTTAGAGAGGTAAGCATATTCATCGATCCATGATTGTGTTTGTCCACAGGGTATCGACGAGGTAGGGGTGGAGCTTTAGGGGTGGGGTGACGGGCGGTGTATCGGGGGTGTTACAGAGTATGAGGCTCGTTTTGGGCCTTATCCTCCTCCAGACAAGCGCCTTACGGGCTTTCCAGAAGCGCATGCTTGCCTGGGTTAGCAGGAGCCGAGCTTACCAATCCTCGGCCCGTTCGATGCGTTGATGCAGAATTCGATAAATTCGGATCGTCTTGTCTATCAGCGAGTAGACCGCCCGATAGGGATATTTCGAAATTATCAATTCCCTGCAGTCGGGCAGATCTGAAGCTTTCCCCAGCTGTGGGAAGGTCCCCAGCATCTCTATCGCACTGATAATGTGAAAGACGACGCCTTCAGAAGCCTCAGCGCCCAAGAACGCTTCGAAAGTAGTCCACAACCCTTCGTGAAATCAACGGTTTAGAACCTCGCTGATCTCCACCAGTTTTTTTCCATTGCTTTTAGTCAGGTTGTACATCTCGGTGATCAGCGTGTCGATTTCGTCAATCAAGTCCGAGCGTTCCGCCTTGGTTGTGCTGTCCCGCAGGGTATTAAGACGATTGGTAATGATCCGCTTCTTACCGAGTAGGCTGGTAATCCTTAACGCTTCCGTAGATTTCCCAATAGTCATAGCTTGGGTATTTGATTGCGATCTGAGAGATGTTGACGCCGCTTTCCAGCATCTGATTCATGTCTTTCATTTCGTGTTGTGCAATGCAATGCTCATCAGCTTTACTCGTCCTTGTGACGGCGAGCAAAAGCGCTCGCCAAAATCGGAGAGAGAATAGCCAGTCAATGGGTAGGAATGCCACTCTTTTGATATCACCCTCTGGCGCATTTTGTGAGCGCGCAGATTGGCTCGTAACCGAAGTCAGAATGTTTAGGCGCTCTGCTTGCGGTGAGGGGGGAGAGCTCGGGAATAAGAAAACAAAAAAGGCCCACCTTTCGGTGAGCCTTTTTCGATCTTGCGTATGGTGCCGGCACCAGGAGTCGAACCCGGGACCTACTGATTACAAGTAAGATGCTTTTAACATACAAATCAAGTGGTTACAGAGATTCTTCTTACGTGATGCGTACTGCTAAGCCCTAATCTTATTAGGGCTGTTTGGTCTTGTTACGTGGCATGGCTGGCCTTTTTACGAGCAAATGCTGCCGGGTCTACTGAGTGCGCTTAATAACAGCTACGGTTCTTCTCCTTGATAAAAGTTGTGGTCTTTGTCAATGAAAACCACGTAAAAAGTATTTTTGTCGTAACAAAAGCCCTCTTTAAAAGTGCTATGTAGTGTGTCAGTAACAACAAACCCTACAAGTCTATATTTGTTGCCAAGTCTGAATCTGCCCCATAATGCATCGTGTGGCACATGGACAGGATGTTTGAAACCTGACGGCTTTGGAAAATCTCCATATCGGGCGTACACTGTGAGCCCATTTCCGCCTGCGTTTTCAGTTCTCCACTCATTTAAAGACTTGCCTGAAAAGCTGACTAGTTTTTTTAATAACTTTTTGGCTTCGTCCTCACTTAAGTCATCAAACGAAGATCCATGATTCTGTTCAGCATCAAAGAATTTGAAGTTAAATTTCATGAACTTCAGAATGCCACATGTTTCAATATCGGTTTTGGGAATACTCGTCAGAAAAGCCATTTTTCTATGATTGGTGCTCATAGGTTTGGAACTCCGCCAATCAGACCTTTAGAATAAATTGGAGAGATTGGTCTGTCGTTTCTAAGAATAGGTCCGTCTATTTCGTCAAGTCTGTAACAGTAGCTTTCACTGCCTTCTTTGTTTACAAGAACTGTTCTATATTTTCCTAATTTGTCGATGATCTCTGTGTTGTGAGACGTGAAGACAAATTGTGCTCCGTTAGGGTTGGTCTCTGGGCTCTCAAAAAGCTCAAGAATCATTGGAAGCAATAATGCGTGAAGATGGATGTCAAATTCATCCAGTACAAGAACACCGCCTGAGTTCAGACATACCACGTACAAGCCTAAAGCCTTGTACAGGTGCCTCGTTCCGCTAGATTGATCCCGATAAAACAAATCTACGATTTTGTCATCATAGATATGTTTGAATACCGGGATGTAATATGTTTCTCCCTGAGAGTTCGTATCCTCAACAATTTCAATGTCGGCGATTCCCATATCGCTTTTCATTAAAAATCGTTTAACTATTTCAAAAATTTCTTCGTTGTCGTTATAGAATTCTGAGATTTCTTTGAATTCATTGGATATGCTATTCATGCCGCTTGCAACATCCACATTTAATCCAAAATTTCTAAAAAACATGTATATGTTGTTTAGATCTCCGAGTTCATTGAAGAACTTGAAGTTGCTAAGAGTGCTAATTACTGAGGTGTTATGGTTGACTATTATGTCTTTAATGCCGTCAAGATCTTTAATTGTGTGAGTTATGTCAAGTTTGTTGCGCTCGATAATTGTTATCCACTTTTTTACTTTTCGAGATATTTTTTCACTTATTACTTTTTTACTGTTTATCTCTACTTCGTATTTGTATTGGATGTCGCCAAAGATGAATTCCGCGTAAATGTAAGTGTTTTCTCCGTTTCCCATGAAGGAGGAGACAGGAATTTTGTAATTTTCTTTTTTTGATGAGCTGGTAATGAACTCCTTAAGAAAGCTTAAAGCTTTTATTATGTTTGTCTTTCCTGAGGAGTTTGCGCCCTTTATACCAACTAATGTGCTGTATTTTCTTCCGTTTGAAATACTTGTTGGGACATTCTTATCTAGTTCAAAGGATATAAAAGACTCCTCTCGAAAGGAGAAGAAATTTTTAAACCCGTAATTTATTAACATTAGCTTACCTTGATAGTTAACGTGAGCGCATAACCCAGAATGCAATCTTAGGACAAATACGTCCAAAGATGCAATTTTCATTCTCTGATTAAGCATGTGACTCCCCGTATGCTCGATTCGGCGCCACAGCAAAACCTGGCAAGGTGGGCTTTGCTGGGCGTGCTAGAGAGGGAAGGTTGAGCTCTAAGCACATGGGGCAGAGCGCACGCTACGTTGCATATCTTCCTTACGTTACGCCTGTGAGGCGTTCACCAAAGGAACGCTCAGGTCGTAGACATCCATCATGGCCCCGTCCCTGTGGCCGCTGGCCTCCTGCTTGTCCGCTCGAGTGCCGGCCGTGTCGGTGATGCCCCGCCGCTTTAGGTCATGCAATCCAAATCGTTGTTCGGCCGCGATGGTGCCGTCCTCTATGGCCGAGGTAATAAATCGTTGCCATGCGGTGTCTAGGCTCGACTTGCGCAAAGGGCCGCCGTGGCTGGCCACGATGATGTAGCGGCGATCGAGACGAATCGGAACGATCGTTGATTTGCTTGCCCACACCTTGGCCCGGTAGGCCTTTGCCCCCTCCCAGGCGGCCAGCAGGCGTGGTGTCCAGCGCACAATGTTGTCCCGGCTGCCCTTGCGCCGGTTGGTCATGACGCCTTCGGCCAGCTCGTGGGCGTCGGTAAGGGTGATGGTCTCGATGCCCCGCAACCGGCATAAATAACCGATCTCCATAACGTAGCTTAGGTATTCCGGACAGCCGCCTTTCTCGTTCCGGGCCAGACGACCGAACGCCAGGGCGCGGTCGACCAGCGCTTCCATGACCCGATGTTCCGGCAAGCGCCGGCGTTTGCGCTCCACCGGCGCTTCAATACCTTGCGCAGGATTGCTGTCGAGGTAGCCCCGGTTGCGGCCCCACTGCAGCACCCGACGCAGGTAGCGCAGGACATGCGCCGCCTTGGACGGTGTGCCCTCGTCGGCCAGGCGATCGACGATGCGCTGGATCAATGCCGCCGTGAATTTCCTGACCAGCAGATCCCCCAGCGGTTTGCCCAGCCGGGTCGGTATGCCCAGCAGCACGTCCCGCGAATAACAGTAGTCATCGTGCGTCTTGAGGCTGAGTTTCTGGTAGCGATCGCTCTGGTGGAACTGGGCGCAGACGTAACGGAGCGTGCCCTGATCGACCCCCGAAGTCTGCTCCATGATCTGGTGCAGCTCGGCCAGGGTCACGTCAGCCGGCGCGACATTGCGCCGGCGCTGTTTGCCAGTTTCGTCGTAATGCAGCGTGTACCAGACGCCGGCGTTGCGATGATCGAAGTAAATGGCCGCTGGGAGAGCGGCCTGGTCGATGTGGGGGGGAATGTGCGGATTGTGCTTCCGCTTACGCGCTTTCCTCATAGAATGTTGGTGTCATAGCGCTCTGAGGTTACGGACTCCATGCCCGCAGCGTGGTGAATGAGATCCAGCGTCGTCCAGGGGCCTGTTCGGCCTCGGAACATGCGGATACCTTGGGTGATCAGCGAGCGTTCGACGTCGGAGCGGCGCTGATAGCCGGTGATGCGCTGCAGGTCCTCAAAGGTGAGGACGTTGCTGGTTGGGGAATTCATGTTTGCTCTCTGCGGGAAGCAGCAACCAGGGGAGTGTAACGCTTCGCCCTGGTGCTAAAAGCCAGAACCTGGCGGCTCAATTACTGGAGGAGGGGGTCGCGAGAATCTGTGCAAGGACGTGCTCGTCGCTGGCGGTCAAATCGCCTTGGACCTCCGCCTGGCTGGCCAGGCTCTCCAGTCGACCACGTGCATCCGGCGTCTTGTGTACCAGATAGCCGATCAGTGCCGTGCCGATCATGGCGATTGTCAGCAGGTCTCGGGGTGGTGTGCTAGCCTTTGTGTCTCTGCTACTCAGGTGTTCCGTTTGCATAGCCGTGCTCCTAGTGGTGGATGGTACTGGGGAGCTGCAACTCCCCAGTACCGCTTGCTTAACAATCATCGGCATTTACTTAATGCAGTGAAAATCACCGTCGCGCTTGAACAACAGGTCGACGTCCTCTACTCGGTAGCATCCGCCTACACCGCCTTTAACGATGTAACCCGATGGATCAGGCTCAAACCTCACCGGGAAGGGATAGTCTTTTCCAAGCTGCATCCAGCCGATCTGCGAGGCGTACTTGCTTGAGGCTTTAATTTCCGCGTAAAGCTGTTGGCCTAATACACGCGCTGGATTTGGTGTAAGTCCTTCTAGGTATGCTTCAAACACCAGTTGAACTGTTTTATTGACGAAGCGTTCACCGTCGTGACCCATCTGCTTTGGATCGATTTTGTGAAACATCAGGTCCATAAACGTTTTGACGTTCAGTTGCTGCTCAAGGCGTTGCTTCTCTTCACTCATGGCGTGGCTCCTTCCTAAGTAATCAGTAAATTTCGGCGCGCTTGGCGACATGGATAACGACGTCTGCAAACTCGCCGCTCCGATCAGTTTTCATTTTCCAATGCTTGATCGCGTCGATCTGCTCTTGCGTACAGTCATCAACCAGTACTGTCAGGCATCGGCCTAGCTGCTGAGCGATCGTTTTTATAAGACCCTGAGTCGTCGTGGCTGGACCGCTTATAACCACGGGCTGATAACCCTTCTGCTCAAGCCGCGTCTGCATCGCACGCAGTTTTTGGGTTTTGCCAGAGGCCATCGGGCCAGTAATCACTTCAATGCGCATGTGTGTTCCTCTCGTGGTAATGATCAAGCAGCCTGGAAGATCCAGCACCGGACGGTTTTAGGTTTATCGGCGGCGTCGATGTCCCACGACGAACAGACGTTGCGGTTCGTCTCGATGAATTTCGGGCACTTGCTGGTTTTCAGGTGGCGCTTGAGCTCGACCAGGTCCGGCACTTTCTGCCGTCTGTTCGCGGCCGCCTCGGCAAAATCGTTCAGGTTGACGGCGATCAGCCCCTCATTGCGGGAATGATTCAGCGCGCCGGCATGGCTGTTGAGGTATTCGTAAAGCTCCCAAAACTCAACGACCATCGGGTGATCGGCATTGATTGCCAGCTGTCGCTCTTTGGCCATGCTTTGTACCTCGGCATGGGCTGCATCGACCTGGTGCTGCTGCAGCGGGACGACATGCACCAGCGCGTCGACCAACGCGTGCAACTGGGCGTGGTTCTTGGCGATACGCACTGTGCGGATCTCGGGCAGCTGCAGCAGCCGCTGTTCGTAGATCGGCACACCCGCTTTCACGGTTTGCATCACCTGCACTTCCCGGGTTGTAGCCATCAACAGAAAGCCGCTCACCTTGTCGACGGGCATCTGCTCGAGCTCTTCCACCAGCAGTTTGGTTTTGGCGGTCTGGCCGTCCTTGGTCATGCCAACGTGGGCAATCCGCTGCAGGATGGGTTCCGAAGCGTTGACGGCATGGTTCTGCGCAAACACAAAAGCGCCGCGGAACGGTGGTTCTCGTGTGTCGTTACCGTTGTTCTTGACGCCGGTCGAGCGGACGCTACGGCCGTTGTAAGCGGTTTTCAGCTCGTCCCAGTCGTACTGTTTTGTTGCGCTGCCGTCGGTCTTCTCCCGTTCGGATTCGATCAGCACGACGGGGAGGTTGCCGACCTGGGCGAAGTTGCGGGCACGGGCAACGGGAGTGCCCTTAGACGGGTCAAACCCTTCGTAATCGAGGCGACCGAGTAGCTTCCACAGGAACTCGATCAGTGTGGACTTACCCGCACCAGCTTCGCCGACCACTTCCAGGAACAGATAGCTTTTCTGGTGCTGCCGGATCTGCTCCGCGAATAAGGCCCCCAGCCAGTACGCCAGAACGACGATGCCCTTGGCCCCGAAGCACTGCCACAGAATGTCGAGCCAGCGCGTGGTGAACTTGTTCAGGTCGGTGTTGATGTTCAGCGTGACGGACTGGCTGAGCGTTTTGATGCTCAGTTTCTCCATGTCGAAAAAGTCTTCCTCGTTCAGCTCGTAGACCTTGCCGTCACGCACAGCCACGTCGCCGTAAACGTAGGCACCGTGTTCGCGGGTGTAGCCGGTGAAGTCGATGGTCTGCACCGTCTTGAGCGCGTTCGTCTGCTCTTCAATAAACGCGTCCAGTTGCTGCGTGCTGCCGGTGAACATCCCGCCGGGTGCGATCCCGAGCAGTCGTTTCTTGAACTCGGCGGATGAGGCGATCTGCGAGCTGGTAAAGGTGTTCTTGATGGGCGCGGCGTCGTGGGCAAACGTTATCCGAAAGTAATACCAGGACTCGTCAGTCAGCTTGTTCTCCTGGTAGTACAGGGCCTTGGGGTTGCAGGTTGCGATCCGCTGAATCGCGCCGCACTGCTGCATGGCCTTGGCCCGACGCTGCTTGTCGTTCAGCAGTTGATCGTCCTGGTGCTCGCTATCCTCAAGGTCCTGCATCGCCCGGTTGAATTTCTCCAGATCAAGCTTGAACCAGTAGAGGCGGTTGCCGAACTCCAAGTGGAATTCGCTACGGCGCTTCCAGTCGAAAAGCACCAATGCTTTTTCCGTGGCGTTGTCGGCGATCAGCAGGGCGCCGTGATGTCTGGCAACCGTCAGATCCTTCTGGATCTGCTCTGCCTTCTTGTCATCCTCATCGATGGCCCACCAGCGTTGGTGCAGGTCGTTCCAGTCGACTTTGCGGCCGTCACGTTGGGGGATCTGAGCCGCTTCACAAACAAAGCCCAGTTCACGCGCCTGACGAACCCAGCGCTTGGTGTAAGCGTGAGCGCCTGGCTCGTTGTCCAACGCCCACACCAGCTTGGGCAGTTTCCCTTCACGCTCCTTGGCGAGGCGCTTCAACGATTCGTCAGGGAACGCATTGGACGACATCGCTGATACGGCGGCCACGCCGTTATGCACCAGTGCGATGGCGTCGAAGATCCCTTCAACAATCCAGAGCTCTTTGACGTCCAGCAGCTCGACGCAGGGCGGACACCACCAGACACCTTTGTAGCTTTCACCTGGTTTGAACCGCGCCTTCATCTTGCCGAACCGGGCAGGGCGATCTATCAGCCGTTCCCAATAGCCGCCTTTCTCCAGCGCAAAACGCACTGTGGCGCTACCGGCGTCATGGTGTGACGAAAAATAGGTTTCCTGCGTGAACCAGCCGGCGATTAGCGATATGTCGAAGCTGCGTGCAAACTCCATGTAGGCCCTTGCGGTCGCAGTCGGCGCATTCTCGGTAGCCGGTGCGCGTTTGCTCCAGTCTTCGAACAGGTCGTCGTAAAGCTCTTTTACGTGCAGGGTATGGCCACACTTCTCCTGCCTGCCGCAGATCAGCTGCCACGGGCTGTCAAAGCGCGTGTAAAGCTCCTTCTTGTTGCACTTCGGGCAAGTGCCGCCGCGCATGTATTTGGTCGGGGCGCGATGCTTCAATCCGAAGTCGGACTGGATGCGGTGCAGTACGTCGTGACGCAGGTCGTCTCTCATTAATCTTTCACTGCTTTGAGGCTTTGGCTCAGGGCTGCCATAAGGCGTACTTGTGCTGCCATTACCGGGACACGGGCGAGAATTGCGCCATGACGTTGGCCGTCCGCAACGAAGCGGTATTGATCGTCATACCAGTATTCGTTGAGCCTCAAGCGGTACTGTTCACGCAGGGATTCCAGCAGTGCTTTTGCCTGGGCTTTCGGCAATTGGGTGGTGACGATCACGGCGTTGGCCATCGTTAAACCTCGAATTCGGGCGCAGCTCACCCATACCCACGGCTGTGGGGCAGGCAATAACTAGGGTGGTTTTAGGTAGCGGGGGAGATAGGTTTGCCGTGACCGGCAGCAATCAGGTGTTCATAGATCAAGTGAACAGGCACTGACCAGGCGAGTCCCCGAACAGGGTCGCTGATCACAACCGACATTTCTGCACTTGCCTGCAGATCTATGCGCTGGCGACCGATGACCGCCAATACATTGCTGTATGCCTGATGCACCAGGTGATTCGCGAGTGGCTCTTTGACTTCGAGGCTTTCCACCAGATGGTCGATTGCTCGCCCAAGCAACTGACCGAGATCGCCGAGGTATTCGCCTTGATGACGCTCGATGAACGCCTGAGCTGCGGCGCGGATGGTTTCTTGATAATCCCTTTCGACGGATACGTTGTTCATTGTTCGGTCCCTGTTTTTGCGCGGTACAGATCGATTGCTGCGAGCACCTCGGCATGTCGAGCCGCCATGTGCAGGTTGTGTGCGTTTAGGATGTGTTCGGCCTCCGCTGCGCTGATGCACCCGTCTGCAAGAGCCTTGGCTATCTCCTGGTCGACGCACCCGCGCTTTGCCGCCGCTTGAATCGAGAGGGCGTACATCTCAACGTTATCGAGCGATTCAGGGTCAGACACCGGGACAAATAGACCGCCATACATTGACGCCACGTAGTTGGGCAGATGCTGAGTGCCAGCGTCCTGCTCCAGCTGGAACAACTGGGCGTCATTGAGTGGTCTGCTGTTGTTGTTTTCGTATGCGTGGTTATCGAACTTCTTCAATGCCAAACCGATGCGAGCAGCTGCGCACTCGCGTCCACCTGGATAACTACAGATGATTGCGCTCACTACTTCGCGTCGCGTTTTTAGAACCGGACTTTTCATGTTCTGCTTTTCCCTGCTGATCCGCGCCATTATTGTGGAATCACGCCGTCTTTGATCCCCAGCAAAACGGCAGCTCTGTGAGCCTCCCCTCGACGGCACTGGCTCTGCCCACTCAGTACTGCATAGACGGTGCTGGGGTTCAGGTTGTGCTGATCTGCAAACCCTTTAGCGGTTTGGCCTCGACGTTCTAGTGCTTCACGCGCTTGTTGACGGGCTTGCTCGTTGATACAGGTGTTCGGCATAGTGCAATTCCATGCATTTTCATGTGGTGTGAAATGCAGAATGATGCACAAATGTGCATTTGTAAATGCCTTGGATGAAAAATATTGCACGTTTCCGTCGACATTGGTTCCCGTCTTGGCGAGGAAAGAAGAAGGCGTGGTCTAACTCAAGATCAGGTTGCCGAAGCCTTGGGCGTTTCTAAGCGGACCCAAGCTAACTACGAGGCCGGCAGCAGTGATGCTCCAGCCGCATATCTTTACCGAGCTGTAGAAAACCTTGGTTTTGACGTGAACTACATAATTCTTGGAGCGCGGAGCTCGAAGTCTAAGGAATCGTTAAACTCCGATGAGGATGCGTTGATTGAGCATTACCGCACGATCAGCGATGACGATCGTGCAGCAGTGAAACGTATCGTGCGCGCTATGGCTATTGACGCTGCCAGAGAGCCTTAAAGCTGCCCACTAGAGCGTTCGGAGTGTTGGTACAAAGCTTCGTAATGTGAGCTGTTCAATCAAAATTACGTCGAATCAGCCATGCGCTTATGGAGTAAAAAGCATGTTGAATCGCGTAGAAATGGTTGGCCCTCTGCCGACACAAGAACATCTAGATTGGAACGCTCTCAGTGAGTTTGAGCGTCATCTCGTCGGACATTACCGGATGCTTGATAATAAGGATCAGAAAAAACTGAGACGTTTTGCTGATCTCCTATTGGTCGTGCCCGAAGAGCCAACCCACAACGGATAGCGCGTTTGGTCGTCGTCCTGCAGGGCGGCGATCCACCCCCTATGCAACTGCCTGACGGCCCAGCTGCTCGAACAGTTCCTTCTGTTTGTCAGGCGCCAGATCACGTAGCCGGTCGAACAACATCACGTCCAGTTGCTGCCCAGATGGCCGAAGTGTGTGCGAGAAAGTAAGGTTGGCCACCCAAGTGTGGCCGCAACTGGCGTCCAGACACTGGCAGTAGAGTTTCACGTAAGCCCTGGTCACTTCCTCCCTCGAACTAATCCGTCCCTTGTGCCCGCATGTTGTGCAATAAATCCGCATATCGTCCCTCCCCAGGGCCAGCCTATAGCCAGTATTTTGCCATATAAGTCGTGGCACTATGTGTGTCTTCGGTCAAATCAGGCCGTTACAGATATTTCCGGTATTGGTCTCCAGGCGAACCGCCTGTCCTCTCGCAATGTCGCGTTGGCTTGGTCAAACAACTGGCAGATCGGCCTGATCTCATTGCTGGTGTACACGCGATCGATCTTCTCGATGTCGCCAAATCCCCCGCTGTTCTCCGGGATGATCCCGGCCAGAGCAGGGTTCATGCGCCAGGCAGCAATCACATCGTTGCGAGTGATGTTCTTGACCTTCTCCAGCTCGTCCTTGGCCTGGAAATCACCGACCGGGATAATCTGAATCGCCTTCTCGGAACCGCCCGGAATGTTGACGAACATCGAGCGGAAGTTACCCACGCCCTTGCTGGCTGTGATCTGGGCACGCAGCTCGTCCTCGTCTTCCTCAGTCAGGTTCGGGTCGTTGGTGTAGAAGATGTAGCCCGCGTGCGCACCGTTGCTGTAATAGCGCCGGCGGAACAGTGTGGCGGCCTCGTTGAGTAGCAGCGCCTGCAGGCCGCCCAGGTACTCCGGTACGCCATAAATGTTCTGCTCGACGTCGTAGTTGAGGACGTGCTCGATCTCGTGCGCTTCAAACTCGGTCTCACGCCCGTTCTGCTCCAACTGAGCGAACCCGCCGTCGACCTTCACGCGCATGTTGATGGCGGGCAGATGCAGCAGCTCCAGGATCTGGCCGAACGCATTTGGCACCCGGTAGAAGTAGGCTTCGCCAAACACCATGAAGTCCAACGCAGCCCGACTCATATCGGCCACCGTCAGTCCGGCTGAAGGGATGAACTCACGCAGCAACAGGTTGCGTTTGAACCCTGGTATCGCGCCGTGTTGCGCGTTGGCCTTGAGCAGCCTTGCCAGGCCCCTGCGCGAAACCGGTGGCGTGTAGAGACGACCGTCGTCGCTGGGGAACACGCCCAGGTACTGCGCGATGTTGTCGGTCAGCACCGATTCCGGCGCGCCGAATGTGAACGCTCGCATGGGCCGTTGCGCCGGCTTTTCCTGCTGCAGGGTTTTGGGTTTTGCCATGGGAAGTTGATCCAGTGAGTGCGTAGCGACTGCGCCGCTTTTTGTCCGTGTTGAGGGGTTCGTATTGCAGGGCGTGCATGACCGCCCAGGCCACGTCCGCGTGGCCGGTAGCGTCTGTGCGCGAAGCGCTGTAGGTGACCTGGCCGCTGGCGGTCGTGCCGCGCTTGATCGTCAGGAAGGCCTGGGCGATATCGTTCCAGCCGGCGTCCCACTCGATGCGGCTGCCCTGGATGGTGTCCTGCGCCTTGAGCACCAACAGATTCTTGGTTTCCAGGCTGTAATGGATTGAGGTCGCACGCGGGTAGAAGTCGCGCACCAGGTCGAATACGCCGTAACCGATGCCGGTCGTATCGATACCGATGTGCTGGACGTTGAAGCGCTCGGTCAGCTTCTTGACCTGCTCGGCCTGGTACTTGAACGACTGGCCACGCCAGCTGTGCTTCTCCAGGATCCGGAACTTGCCACCGTTCTCCAGCGGCGGTGCGATGACCACGCAGGTGGCGTCGTCGCGGGTCCGGCTCGGGTCGTAACCGATCCAGACCGGGCTGTTGCCGTAAGGGCGCGGGTCGTCCGGATCGAAGTCGGCCCATAGCGACAGGTCGGAATAGCAGCGCTCCAGATCTGCCAAGGAAAACGCGCTTTGGCTGCTGTCGATGAACTTGCACATGAACAGTTGCTGGAACTTGTCGTCGTCGTACTCCAGCTGCAGCTGCTCAAGGTCGAACAGATCGCAGCCGCCGGCGATCGCGTCCAGGATGGTGATCACCTTGCGCCATTGACCGTCCGGACACAGCGCGCCGGCTGAGATCTGCTTATCGCTCGGCCAGGGATCCTTCGCGGCCTTGCGCTTGCTGTTGCGGAATTTCTCGCCCTGCCAGAAGGGATAGGCCTGGTGTGAGACGGCGCTCGGCGTTGAGAAGTAGGTTTTGCGCCACTTCTTATGGGTCGCCATGGCACTGGCCACGGTGTTCAGTTTCTCGAAGTCGCGGATCCAGAAATATTCGTCGACGTACACATGGCCATGGTGACCCTGTGCGGTGCTGCTGTTGGTGCTGAGAAAGCGCAGCTCGGCCCACGGCTTGCCGTCCTTGCTAAGCACGATCGGGTTGCCGGTCAGCTCCAGGCCGAACCAGGACTGGGCAAACGCGATGATGTAGCTGCGGAAAATCTCGGACTGTGCGCGGCTGGCCGACAGGAACACCTGGTTATCACCGGTCAGCACCGCATCCATGAAGGCTTCGCCGGCGAAGTAGTACGTCAGGCCCACCTGGCGGCTTTTGAGGATGTTCCGGATCCTGGCGGTCAGCGGGTTCTGTTTGGCCGCGAACAGCTCTTTCTGGTAGCCGTACATTTTGCTGATGAACTTGTCGAGAAAGTCGACTTCGGTCAGTTCGCTGACGTCGTTCTTTACCTTCTTTTCCCGCTTCTTGCCGTCGCGCTTGCCGCGATCCCGACGTTCGCCGCGCTGCTCGTCACGTCGATGGCCATCGTCATTCTGTTCATCACGCGCCGGCGCGGGAGCTGGTTTTGCGCATTGCTTGGCCAGCCGCTCTCGAACCGTTGTCAACCGGTCCAGCTCGTCCAGATCGCTTTTGCTCAGGCTCTCTGTCTTTTCAAGGAGCAGCGTGATCCGTCGGCTGACTGCAGTCAGCGGCTCTTCATCCGTCAGCATGTCTTCCCAGCCACCCACGCGGATCCAGTGGTAGACGATCCGGATGTTGGGCAGGTTGAGTTGCGCCTGAATTTCCTTCGCCTTGTGACGGCGTAGAAACAAGCGTTTGGCGGCTTCTTTAACTTCGGTTGAGTAGTACATGGGCCGCAGTCTATGCGGCGAAAACGCGGAAAACGTGCTGTTAAATTCCGCGTCTCTCCTAGAACTTGAATATAGGAGAAGCGCGAAAGTAAACCGTTTGTTGGAAGGGTTGCGGCTCCCTATCTTGGGGCCTCAACCAACCGATGAGCGCAGTTCCTCCCATGCCCCGTTCCCTTGTCAGCTTCTGGAAACGCGTCGCCACCAGCGGTCCTACCGTCGATGGTCGCGTCATTACGCCCCAGGAACTGCGCGACATCGCTGAGACGTACAGCACCGCCACTTATACGGCCACCATCTGGGCTGAACATGAACGCTGGCCAGGCTCCTACGGCACCGTGTTCGCCGTGCGCCTGATCGAAGATGTCGAGGGCCTGGCCCCCGGCCAAGTCGCGCTGGAAGCGCAGTTGAAGCCCAACCAAAAGCTGCTGTGGCTTAACGACCAGGGCGAAAAGCTCTTCACCAGCATCGAGATCATGCCCGACTTTGCGGGCACCGGCAGGGCCTACCTGACCGGGCTGGCCGTCACTGACGAGCCGGCGAGCCTGGGCACCCAAGAACTCTATTTCTCCCGCAAGACAGGCAAGCCCGTGCACTACGCGGCAGCCGTCCCGTTCGGGACGATCGGTGAAGAGGAACCGCAGGGCGAGGTGGCCAAGCTGTTCAACCTGTTCACCGGCCTGTTCAAGCGCTTTGGCATTGAAGAGGTGCCAGAAGAACCCACCCCGCAAACCCCTATCGAGAGCAAACCCCCAATGGATGAAGCTACAGCCAAAGCGCTGCAGGCCTTGATCGAACAGCAACTGATCATTGCCGCCGGCATTCAGGCGCTGATCGACAGCTTCGCAGAAGCCCCACCAGCCCCTGACCAGGCTCCGATCGATGACGTGCAGGCAGCCGTCGACGGCATCGTGGCCACCGCCGAAGAAGAGAAGCAGTTGAGCCGCAAGGCCTCCAGCAACGCTGCCGTTATTGCCGGCCTCGCCAAACTTGAGGCGCGATTCTCCGCACTGGTGGACAAGCCAGAAGGCCGCCATCTGTCGCGCACCACCGGTGCGAATGACCCGAAACCGAAGCGGGTGCTCTGACATGGCCCAGTCACTGAGCGCTTACGGCGCGAAAATGTTCGCGGCCCTGCAGGTTTCCCTGGCTGAGTCCTACGGCGTCGAGCTGGCCAGCAAGACGTTCAGCGTCGAGCCTTCGATTGCCCAGGAACTCAACGAGGCGATCACCCACAAGTCCGATTTCCTGCAGCGCATCAACGTCATCGGCGTGACCGAGATCAAGGGTCAGAAAGTGTTCCTCGGCGTGTCAGGTCCTGTGACCGGTCGTACCAACACGAAGACCACTGATCGCGAAGCCAAGGACGCCTCGGCGCTGGATGACAGCCAGTATGAGCTGTATTCCACCGAGTCTGACGTCAGCCTGCCTTACGCGAAGATCGACGCCTGGGCCAAGTTCCCGGACTTCCAGCAGCGCTATTCCGCCGCTGTGCAGAAACAGATCGCTCTGGACCGTTTGATGATCGGCTTCCATGGTCTTAAGGCGGCTCCGCAGACGAACCTCATCGAATTCCCGATGCTGCAGGACGTGAACAAAGGCTGGCTGCAGATCGCTCGTGAGCAGATCCCGGAGCAGGTCCTGAGTCAGGGCCTGGCAGCTGGCAAGATCACGCTGGGTGAAGGTGGCGACTATGCCAACCTCGACGCTCTGGTGCATGACACCAAGCAGATGGTCGACGAGCGTGTCCGTGATGGCGGCGATCTGATCGCAATCATCGGCAGCGACCTGCTGGCCGCTGACAAGGCCAAGCTGTACGCCAAGCAAGGCGACGTGCCGACCGAGAAAGAACGCATCGAAGACGCTCAGGTCATTGCGACCTATGGCGGCCTGCCGAGCTTCAGTGTGCCGTTCTTCCCGGTCAACGCCGTGGTGGTCACCAGCTTCGACAACCTGTCGATCTACTTCCAGGACTCCAGCTGGCGAAAGCAGACCGTTGATAACCCGAAGCGCTCTCGCGTCGAGGATTACAACAGCCGCAACGAAGGCTATGTGATCGAGCAGCTGGAAAAATTCGCCATGGCTGAAAACGTCGAACTGGTGAAAGCGTGAGCCTGGCACTGGCGCACAAGCGCCGCGTGATCGCCGATGGCCCTGCGGCCGTGAGCGCCGGTGCCCCCATGGCTTATTCGGCTGACACCGCGCTGTCCAGCCCCGCCAATGCCCGCAAGCACTTGAAGTTGATGGAGGACGCCCTGGCGTGCGATCTGGAGCGCATCAGCGCAATCAACAGCCGCGAACAACGGCAGACCCTCAAGCGCGAAGAGCTGCTGCCCAAGTACCTGGAGTACGTACAGCGGTACCGCGATTCGGAATTGAATTTCCAGAACTCGGTGCTGGCGTATGTCCTGATCTGGCTGTTCGACACCGAGCAGTTCACCCAGGGCCTGGAGCTGGCTGACTTCGCCATGTCCCAGGGCCAGGCGCTGCCTGAGCGTTTCAACCGCGATATCCCGACGTTCGTTGCTGACGAAGTGATCGACTGGGCCGAGGCTGAATTCAAGGCCAGGCGCAGCCCGGAGCCCTACGTTTCCAACCTGTTGCCCCGCGTGGATGGGGAATGGCAGCTCTTCGAGCGCATTCCGGCTCGCTACCACAAGTTGCTGGGATTGATTGCGCTGAACCGCCAGGACTGGCCGGTCGCAATTGCTCACTTCGAACGGGCAGAAGCGCTTTACGAAAGCATCGGCGTAGGGACGCGCCTGAATGACTGCCGCAGGGCACTGGCCAAGGTCCAGGCCAAAGAGAACGCCGGCAAAGGCACCGAATAACCGACTACCCCCCCGGCGAGAAACTGTGGATGTGAGCCAACCATTTATGGCCCTGACCCACTGAAACAGTTTTCCCGCCCCTAATACAAGAAGCCCCGCTTCGGCGGGGCTTTTGAGAGGTTTCTGATGTTTAACGGGTTACTGCGAGAGCTTGTCCATCGCCACCTTCCCCTCGGGAAAGGTCACGGTGGTCTCCAGATCACTGCCACCAAGAATCTGGATACAACCTCTCAACGTCTCCACGTACCGGTCAGAAATCTTCAGCGCCTCTGCAACTGCTTCAGGCGGAAGATCCTGGGTTTCCAGACACATCAGGGCCAGCGAGTGGGCCTGTCTGAGCTTCCTTTCCGTCAGGGTCTGTTTTCGCTTCATAGCCATCTCGCGGGTTCTAAGTCGTTCCTTCAAGCAAATGATTTTTCTATCAACATCGTCCATTTCCCGTGTTCCTCCATTAGTGACAGGAAAAGTGTATGAGCTTTTCCGGAAAACCCACGGTGCTGGTGGACGAACGGATCCAGAACGACGGCTTTTGGCCCGACTTGTCCGTATCCGAGTTTCAAAAGGGTTACCGCCTGCCGGCGGAATACCTCGTCGAGATGCTGACGGCTGATCTGACCATGGCCATGGTCGAGGTGAACACCGACCTGGCCAAGCTTAAAGCGCGATGGCAGGCCGCTGGCGTGTCCAACGTTGAATCCGCAGACACCACCGTCCTGCCAGAGCGCACCTTTCAGGCGGCCACGTACAAACGTGCCGTTTACAGCCGGGCCAAAGCCAGCCTGCTGACCCAGTTCGCCACCGTCAATCGCCGTGAAAGCGCCGAAAACATTGGCAAAGAGCTGCCCGAGCGTTCGGAAACCTTCCTGGCCTTCAGCCAAGCTGCCGTTCGGTCGCTGCAGGGCCGTGGCCGCATCACGGTGGCACTGCTGTGATCAAGCTCAAGGCGTTGACCGCCTACCTGCTCAATCGCCAGCTGGTCGCCCCGGAGCAGCTCGACAGCTGGACCGACCAGGTGCAGGTCGAGCTGATCTGGAAGCCCGACACCGACGGTATGCACATGGGTGACATGAACTATGGCGCGACCATCGCGATCGAGCGGTTCGCGGATCACCCGGCGCGCCTGTTCGCCCTGGTGGGCAGTTGGCTGGAAACCCACGACCAGGACCGCGACGGCCTGCCCAATGTGGTGTTCGACGTGACCATGCTCGACAACGACCTGGCTGACGTCGACATCAAGCTGCAGTTCACCGAGGCCCAGTACCTGGCCGAGGATCTGACCGGCGAAATCGAGGCCTACGGCAAGACCTGGTCGTTTGTGCCCTTCGAACTGTGGGTGGCCGAGTCGGGCGAGGTGACCAGTCATGGCGCGTAGCACGTTCGATCTGGACATTCGCGGCATGCTCGATGCCCAGGATCTGCTGGCCCTGTTGGAACTGCCCACGCCCAAGCGTAAGCGGCTGCTGAACAACGTCGCCAAGCGCGTGCGCAGCATGAGCCGGCAGCGGATCCGCAATCAGCAGAACCTGGACGGCACTCCGTTCGAAGCCCGCAAGGACACGTCCAAGGGCAAAAAGAAGATGGAAGCGGGTCTGGGCAAGCTGCTCGATGTCACCCGGCTGACCGGTAACGAGGCCGAACTGGGCTGGCGCAACACCCTGACCCGTTGGGTTGCTTCGCAGCAACACAACGGTGTGTCCGAGCGACGTACCGCCGCGCAAATGCGCCAGTGGAACAAGGTGCCCGAGGGCACCGCCGCCACCGAAAAGCAGGCCAAGCGCCTGCGTCGTCTGGGTTTCAAGACCCGTCAGGAAGGCAAAAAGACCCTGACCCGCCCATCCGTGGCGTGGATCCAGCAACACCTGAACTACGCCAGGGCGGGATTGCTGATCCGCGTCCTGGACGACGAACGAGCCGAATCCACGGGTGCGCAAAGCTGGGACATCAAGCTACCTGCGCGTCAGTTCCTCGGTGCCAGCGACAGCGAAACCAGCCAGCTGGTGAACCTGGTGCTGCAACAAATCCTAACTTCACCCCGCTAACGAGGCACCGCTTTATGGCACTCGGCAAAGTCAGCGTTAACAATCTCAACCTCGGCCAAGGTGCCGTGACCGAGATCGAACGCTATTTCCTGTTCATCGGTCCCGCTGCCAAAAACGTCGGCAAGCTGGTCCCGCTGGACACCCAGAGCGATCTGGACGTCCAGCTGGGCGTTCCGGACAGCGACCTGAAAACCCAGATCTTGGCAGCGCGCAGCAACGGCGGTGACCGCTGGGCCTGCGTAGCCGCTCCGATCGCAGACGACGTCACCTGGCAACAGGCGCTGGAAAGCGCGACTCGCACCTATTCGTTCGAAGCGGTCGTGATCGTCAAACCCTCGACCACCCAGGCCGAGCTGTCGGCGATGCACGTCGCCGCCACCGATCTGAGCAACAAGCTGGGTCGACGCATCTTCGTGATGGCCGCCACGGCCGGCATCGCTCCGCAGCAGACCTGGAGCGCATACGTCGTCGAGCAGAAAGCCGTCGTCGATGGCCTGGCCGCGCCTCGCGTGTTGCCGGTACCGCAACTGCACGGCAACAACCTCGGCGTACTCGCCGGCCGCCTGGCCAACGCCGCCGTCAGCGTTGCTGACACCCCCATGCGTGTGGCCACCGGCGCGGTCGTGGGGCTGGGCGCTGAGCCCAAGGATCTGGACGGTATTCCGCTGACCACCGCTGTCCTGACGCAACTGGACGCAGCGCGTCTGTCGGTACCGCAGACCTACCCGGACTATCCCGGCACGTACTGGGGCGACGGCAGCCTGCTGGACACCCCAGGCAGTGACTTCCAGGTGATCGAAAACCTGCGCGTCGTGGACAAGGCTGCGCGCCGTGTCCGGATCCTGCTGATCCGCTATGTGGGTGATCGGACCCTGAACAGCTCGGCCAACAGCATGGCGACCACCACGTCCAAGCTGATGGCCCCGCTGCGTGCGATGGCCAAGTCCACGAAGTTCGCCGGCCAGGTGTTTCCAGGCGAGATCGAGCAGCCGAAGGACGGCGACATCGTGCTGACCTGGACGAGCAAAACCTCTGTCGTGGCCTACCTCAAGCTGCGCCCCCTCAACTGCCCGAAAGACCTGACCGCGAACATCGCGCTGGACCTTTCCGTTACGGATTCGGAGTAACCCATGGCCGCAAAAATTGGCGGTAAGAACTTCGACGTGAACCTGGGCGATCTGCTCGTTCATGTCGAGGCCGGCACCCTGGACATCACGGACAACAGCACCGTGGCCCAGACCAAGGGCGTGCCCAACGGCCACGTCGACGGCGATGTGGCTGCAGCTGGCGAACTGGAGCTGGACACCACCAACTTCAATCTGCTGATCGAGCAGGCGAAAGCGTCCGGCAGCTTCCGTGAGCTGGAGCCGTTCGACATCGTGTTCTTTGCCAAGGCCGGCGAAGAGGAACTGCGCATCGAGGCGTTTGGCTGCAAGGTCCGCGTTTCCAGCCTGCTGAGCATCGATCCGAAGGGCGGCGCGAAGAACACCCACAAGGTGCCGTTCGATGTCACCAGTCCGGACTTCATCAAGATCAACGGCGTGCCATACCTGGCTGCTGCTGAAATCGAGGGCCTGACGTAATGGTCTGCCCGTTCGATCGCGCCCAGGCCCTGGAGCAGCGGCAACGCGACCAGGCCATTGCTGCCCAGTTGGCCAAGCCGCGAGCGAGCGGGCCAAGCCTCACCCACTGCCAGGACTGCGACAAGGAGATCCCATCGGCGCGCCAGGCGCTGGGCGGTATGACCCGTTGCGTGCCTTGCCAATCCCTGACCGAAAAAGGACAGCGCCGATGAGTACCAATCAGGTCGCGCAGGACACCGCCATCGCCCTGGTGAAGGCGTCGCCCGCCATCGGCGTGGCCGCCACGGGCGCGACAGGGACCGTCGACTGGTCGTCGGTGGCCTACATGCTGACCGCCATTTACATGGTGCTGCAGATCCTGCTGCTGATTCCCAAATACCGCCAGATGCTGCGTGACTGGAGGATCAAGCCATGAGCCTGCGCGTCAAGATCCTTACCGGCGTCCTGCTGGTCTGCAGCGGCACGTTGACCGCGTTCCTGGGCACCTGGGAAGGCAACGGCCAGAACGTGGTGTACGCCGACAAGCTAGCCGGCGGGTTGCCCACCGTCTGCAAGGGCATCACCCGGTACACCAGCCCGGATCCGGTGCGGGTCGGTGACTTCTGGTCCGACGCGCGCTGCGCCGAGGTGGAAAGCCTGGTCATCGCCAAGGGGCAACTGAGCTTGGCCGACTGCCTGACCAACCAGGCGATCGGACAGAACACGTTCGACGCCCTGAGCAGCCATGGCCACAACTTTGGCGTGCCGACGACGTGCGCGAGCCGGGCCGTGGGCCTGATCAACGCGGGCCGCATTGCCGAGGGTTGCAAGGCGCTGGCCTGGTCCGCAGACGGCACAACACCGGTGTGGGCCTATGTGACCGGTGGCGATGGCCGCAAGACCTTCGTGCGTGGCTTGCACAACCGCCGGCTGGCTGAAATGAGGCTTTGCCTGAAATGACCATCAGCCCGCTGCAGCTGCTATTTCGCACCCTGTTCGTCGGCCTCGTCATTTGGCTTGCCGTCGATTGGGCGCTTGGTCGGTACGAAACCGTTGTCCAGGAGCGCGACAGCGCCGTAATCGAGCGCGATGGCTTACGCGAAGCCGCACGCATCAGCGGCGAGATGCTCGCAGCGCGTGACCAGCTCGACACCCAACACACGAAGGAATTGAACCGTGCGCTTACCAAGAACAGCGATCTGCAGCGCGCTGTCGCTGCTGGCATTGAGCGGCTGCGTGTCCACGCCACTTGTCCGGCCGGATCCGGTGCCGCCGGCACCGCCAGCCTGGCTGATGCAGGAACCGCCGAACTCACAGCCGACGCTCGATCGGCTTATTTCACCTTACGAGACGAGCTTGCCCGCAGCCGTCAAATGATCCTCGCCCTGCAGGACTACATCCGCCAGGTCGTGCAACGCACGCCGGCACAACCCTGACCTTTTGCAACTCAACCTTACGGAAATACTGACATGAGCGAAGTAAACCGCAGCATCACCCTGGAACGTGGCGACAAGGAATTCACGTTCAACCTGAGCCCTCAGGTCATCACCAAGTACTTCAACGCCACCACCCAGGCCAACAAGGTCGCCCCGGCCCACAACCTGCTGATGGGCACCGTCAAGGACGAGGACAAGGCCGCGCTCAAAGCGCTGCTGGAAAACCCGATCACCACCATGACCCTGGCCGGCGCACTGCTTGAAGAGTATTCGCCGGACGTGGAAGTGATCGTAAAAAAGTCCTCGAGCACGCCGAAGGCTTGACCCAAGACGGGCTGGGCCAGCTGCTGGCCCTGACCCACCGCTGGCTGCCTGGCGCAGAACCCACGATCGAGGTCATGGGCACCGCCAAGTGGCTTGAAGACGAATACTGGAGACGCATGGAGATCGCCGTGGCCAACGGCATCTCCACTGCCTTTAACGGATAACCCTGATGGCTGACCGTTCCGCCCGCCTGGCTTTCATCCTGAACCTGACCGACAAGGTCAGTGTGCCCCTGGGCAAGGTGAAAACCAGTTTCAGCGACCTTGCCGCCCAGAGTCAGCAGAACATCATTCAGATGGGCGCAGGCCTGGCCGGGATGGTGGGTGCGGGCACAGCCATTACCGAATCCCTGGAACCGGCGCTGGAAGTGAACCGGGCGCTGGGTGACATGCGCGCCCTGGGCACTGCCGAGGACGCACTGGCGTCCCTGAACAGTAAAGCCCTGGAATTCTCGATCACCTACGCTGCCAGCGCCGCTGAGTTCGTGGCCTCGTCCCGCGTCATCGATGGCGCGATCAAGGGCCTGGTCGGTGGCCAGTTGGCCGCCATCACCAGTTCCAGCAACCTGCTGGCCAAGGTCACCAAGGCCGACGCCGAAACCACCGGCGCGTACCTGGGCACCATGTACAACCTGTTCAAGACCGAAGCCGACAAAATGGGCAAGGTCGAATGGGTCGAACAGCTGACCGGGCAGACCGCGCTGGCCGTGAAGCTGTTCCGCACGGACGGTGCGCAGCTCAAGGACGCGTTCAAAGAGGTCGGTGCGATCGCCACGCAAGCCGGCGTCAGCGTGGCCGAGCAGATGGCCGTGATCGGTTCGCTGTCCAGCACCATGGAGGGCGGCGATGCCGGCGGACGCTACAAGGCGTTCTTTGAAAACATGGGCGCAGCGGCCGAGAAAACCGGCCTCAAATTCACTGATTCCACCGGCAAAGCGCTGCCGATGATCGAGATCCTGGACAAGCTGACCGCCAAATATGGCGACCTGACCAGCGCGTCTGCCGGCAGCAAGCTGATGGAAGCATTCGGCGGTGAAGGTGCCCAGGTGATTGGCGCGTTGGCCAAGGACACCGACCGGCTGCGCAGTGGCATTAGCGAGCTGGGCAAGGTCCGGGGTCTGGAGAACGCCGAGAAGATGGCCAAGGCCATGGTCGATCCATGGCAGCAGTTCGGCAAAGCCGTCGAAGCGCTGCGCATCGCGTTCGGCCAGTCGTTGATCCCGACCCTGACCCCGCTGATGGATCGCCTGGTGGGCATCGCCCAGACGCTGACCCGTTGGACGCAGCTGTTCCCGAACATCACGCGAATCATCGGTATCACGACGCTGGTGGTCTTTGGCTTCATCGCCGCGATGTCCATGCTCACCCTGGTGGTCGGTGTCAGCAAAATGGTCTGGCTGGGCATGCTCACGGTCTGGAAGCTACTCAACTGGCAGGGCTTCAAGTCCATCGCCATGTTTCTGTTCCACACCGTGCTGGTCGCAGCTTTCGCGGCAGGCCTGGTGGTCCTCTACACCTGGATGGGCCTGGTGCGGGCCGGCATGCTGCTGTGGCAAGGCGCAATCTGGCTGGTCAACGCCGCCATGTGGGCCAACCCGGTGCTGCTGATTGTCGCCGGCATCGTCCTGCTGGCCGCCGCCGTAGTGGCAGCGGTCGTGTATTGGGACGAGCTGTGCGCGGCTTTGATGAACACCACCGCGTTCCAGTGGATCAGCGGCCAGTTGGCCGGGCTGTCCAACTGGTTCGGCTCGATGGGCGGCTGGTCCGGCATCGCCAAGACGGCCTGGGACAGCATCCTGGCCACGGTGAAGGGCGCAATCAATGGCTTGATCCAGATGGCCAACAAGATCCCCGGCGTCAACATCGAGACGACGTTTGCAGATCTGCCGGAGCCGCCAAAGGTGCCGGAGGTGCCTGGTCCCGTCGTGACACCGGGTCCCAATTTGCCAGCGGCAGTGGCTACACCCCCAGCGGGCACAGCGCCTGGACCCAAGATGGCCTCGGCCGCGCCGGTACCGGCCAGCCAGCCGCCCAAGCCGCTGGCCTTGGTGCCGGATGTCGTCACCCGAGCGGCGCCGGCGCAGATCCCGGCGCCGAAGGTTCAGGTCTTGCCAGCGCCGCCCATCAGCGTGCCGCAACCCAACGTCCTGCCGTTCAAGCCGCTGCAGATGCCGGTCCCGCAGATCCAGCAGGGCGAGCCGATCAAGCTGCCGCCGGCACCGGCCGGTCTGGCACTGCCGATCCCTGCCACCAACGCGTTGCCGGCGCGTGTCGAGAAGGTCATTCAGCTGCCTGCCCAGGCAGAGAAAGGCATCGAAGCCCGAAAGGCGGTTTCGGCCAATACCTCGATCAGTCCCACCAAACCCACAGCCGTCCCGAAAGGAGGACTGATGCAAACGTTCCAGAACCAGAACAACGCCCTGAACCCGCATGAGCGCCAGGGCATCCGCGTGGAAAAGGTCGAGATCCACACGTCCAAACCCATGACCCCACTGGAAATGGAAAACATGATGGCCATGGCGGTGGGCGGCTGATGAGCGAATACGTAGATCTGTTGATCATGAACAACGACCTGGTGCTCGATCCGGCCAGGCAGCCGCTGCTGGTGGATGACCGCGCCTCGATCGCCCAGGACATCGCGCACCTGATCCGCGAAAGCGGCCTGCTGATCACGCTGGTGGCCGAGCGCGACCGGCTGCGTCAGCGCGACTGCATCCAGCAGATGGAGCTGCTAGTGGAGGACGACGAACGCCTGGTGCCAGGCACAGCGCAGATCGAGCAGACGCAGCCGGGCATGTACCTGGTGACCGCCACGACCGTGAAGTTCGGTCAGGTGGAGATCTCCCTATGACCGTGGACTTCAAAAAGGCCTTGGGTGATTCCGGCATCCCGACCACTGAGGCCCAGCTCAAGCAGGCCTGGGAAAAGCTCGCCGTCGAGCAGGGCAGCACGCTGACCAACACCAGCGCATACAGCCCGTTCTGGCGGATCATCACCGCCCTGGTGACCAAGCCGGTGCTGTGGCTGCTGGAGTTTGTCAGCGGCACGGTCCTGCCGAACTTCTTCGTGAAGACGGCCGGCAACCAGTGGCTGGACATGTTGGCCTGGGCGGTCAACGTCGAGCGCAAGGCAGCGACGGTGGCCACCGGTGAACTGCTGTTCACCCGCGCCAATACCGGTGGGGAACTGGAAGTGCCGATCGGCACCCTGGTCCAGTCTCCGACGCTCAACGGCCATATCTATCAGTTGATCACCACCGAGCCGCGCAGCTTTGAAGAAGGACAGAGCCAGCTGGTCGTGCCGGTCAGGGCCGTGGGTGCCGGCAGCGGCTACAACCTGGCACCTGGTTATTACGCCGTCTTGCCTCAATCGGTGCCAGGCATCGTCCAGGTGGTGAACGCTGCAGAGTGGCTGCAGACGCCAGGCGCGGACGCCGAGCACGACGACCAGCTGCGTCTGCGGGTCCGCAACCAGTTCTCGGCGGTCAACCAGTGGCACACCGACGCGGTGTATCGGGCGATCATCACCGGCTTCCCGGGCGTGGCGGCGGACGGCGTGTATTTCGAACACGGCGCACCACGTGGCCCAGGCAGCGCCAATGCGTTCGTGCTGTTCGACGCCGGCGTGCCGGCCGACACCTTCCTTGAGCAGATCAACACCCATATCCGCGACGGCGGCAACCATGGCCACGGTGATGATCTGCTGGCCATGGCCATGCCTGAAACCCTGCACGCGATCAGCGTCAACGTCTGGCCGGTGGCGAACCTTACGGCGCTGCAGCTGCAGACGCTGCAGACCGAAGTCGGGCTGTTCATCCGGGCCGCATTTCGTGAAAGCACGCAGAGCGATTACACCCCGACCCGCACCTTTCCCCAGTCCCGCTTCAGTTTCAGCCGGCTGACTGAAGAGCTGCACGTCCAGTTTCCCAACATCAGCTCGCTGCGTTTCGCCAATGCCGACATCTTATCCGCGCTGACCATTCCCCGGATCCAGAGCCTGGCCGTGGTGCTGCAATGATCAAGCTCAAGCTGCCGTTCTGGCTCGAAGGCGTGGAGCTGACCAAGCTGGTCACCACTGCGCAGATCTGGTGGGAGCAGGTCACCGAGTGGCTGCGCTGGCCGTACCTGCAGTTCGACGCGGATACCTGTCACCTGTCCATCCTGGAACTGTGGGCCTGGCAGCGTGACGTCACCCGCTTTACGGCTGAGCCGGAAAGCCTGTTCCGGCTGCGGGTCAAGTACGCCTTTATCAACTCCGTAGACGCCGGCAGCACTGCCGGTTTGAAACGGATCCTGGAGCGCTTGGGCGTCGGTTACGTCGAGATCCAGGAACGCATGCCCGAGCGCGACTGGGACGTCGTGCTGCTCACCCTGAGCGATTCCCAACTGTCCGAGAACCCCGACCTGTTGCGCGTGCTGATCCGTCAGTACGGACGCACCTGCAGGCGTTACGACTTCGTGACCATCACACCCGTGCGGCTTGCTGTCGCCCTGGTCGATTTCAATGACGATCAGCAAACGCTGGTCGCCAGCCTTTAGGAGCCCTCATGGCTGCAAGCATCACACTCGCCGGCGAAAAGCTGATTGCCCAGAAGCAAGCGGCAAACCTGCCTCTGACCGTCGCCCGGTTCGTCCTGGCCAACGTGCCAGGCCTCAACGTCACCGGTCCCGTCAACCGCTCAGGCCTCAAGCCCCCAGCGGCGCAGATCGTCCACACGGCAAGCGTTACCCAGCAAGGCTTCGTCAACCCGAACCAGGTGGTCTACAGCCTGTTGATGGGCACCGACATCGGTGACTTCGACTGGAACTGGATCGGGCTTGAGACCAGCGACGACGTGCTGCTGTCGGTCGCTTACGTGCCGGTCCAGCAGAAGCGCAAGAACATCCTGCCCGACCAGGTCGGCAACAACGTCACCCGCAACTTCCTGGTGGTGTTTGACGGTGCCCAGCAGCTGACCAACATCAAGATCGATGCGAGCACCTGGCAGTTCGACTACACCGCCCGGATGAAGGGTATCGACGAGCGCGAGCGGCTGAGCAACCGTGACATGTTCGGCCGTGCCTGCTTCTTCGGCAGTGGCCTGCAGCTGCAGCGCGTGGGCAGCACGTACCAGATCAGTCCTGGTACCGCGTATGTCGAAGGCGTGCGCCTGCAGCTGAACGAGACACTGCCGGTCAACGTACCGTCGGTGCCGAACAAGGCCTGGATGGACGTGGTGCTGCAGCGTGAGCTGAGCGATGTCGTCGCGTCCTTCAAGGTCGTGTTCGGCCAGGAAGCGAAGGCCGACTACGTCGACAGCGCCTCGGCCCGTCACTACCTGGTCCCGCTGGCCGACATCACCGGTACCAGCACCCTGGTCGACCTGCGTCCGATCGAGGCGATCGACAGCGAGCTGGTGAAACATTTCGCGGCGCGCGTCGGGGATTATCCGAAGCTCCGCGCCCGAGCGACGACCAAGGATGACGTCGGGCTGAGCAATGTGCCGAACGCGATCAGCGATGATCCTGCCAATAGCAGCAGCGCTGTGCTGGCCAGCACCAGGATGGTCAATGCCGTGCGCACGGCGATCTTCCAGGCCATTGCGGCGATCGTCGATGGCACCACCACCGTAGGCAGGGCTGCTCGCCTGGCCACGGCCCGAGCTATTCGGTTCAACGGAGCGGCAACCGGCGTCGGAACCTATGACGGCGCAGGTGATACCGACATCGCCCTGACGCTGGCTGATAGCGGCGTCGTGGCGGGCACGTACACAAAGGTAGCCGTCAACGCAAAAGGGCTGGTCACCAGCGGCGGCAATCCGACGACGCTGGCCGGCTACGGCATCACCGATGCTTACAGCAAAGTGGATGCGAATGGCAGTTTTGTGAAACAGGGCGGTGGGCCTGACCAGAAGAGCAATCAGATCAACATCGGCTGGACCGGCTCGTTGCTTAAAGTGAGCGTCGATGGCCAGGACTTGGGGCGGATCTGGACCGAGGCCACGTTCAACCCCAACGATAAGGCCAATAAAGCCAGCACCCTCAGCGGTTACGGTATCGCCGATGCCTATACCGTTCCGCAGGTGAACGAGCTACTGGGCAGATACGCCTTGTCGGACTCGATTACATACATCGGATTTGCCAGTGACAACCCTCAATTTCCTTATATGCGTCGTGCGTCGAACGGCGGTGTTTACTACCTCCAACCGCAGATCGGCTACACGCCACTGCAGCAGGGCGGCGGCGCTGGCCAGCGCACCAACAAGTTGTTTATCGGCTGGTCGGACGTCGGTCTGAAACTGACGGTGGATACCACTGACATGGGCCGGATCTGGACCGAGCAGTCGTTCGATCCCGGTCAAAAGGCCAATAAATCCAATTCCATTGCCGGATATGGGATCACCGACTGCTACACCGTCACCCAGGTCAATTCGTTGGTGTCTGCAAGGATCGCTGCTGACTCGATCACGACTGCAGGTTTTGCCGGTGACAACCCGGAATTGCCCTATTTCCGCCGCGCCGCAACGGGTGCCGTTCACTACCTGCAGAAGCATATCGGCTACACGCCTGTGCAGCAGGGTGGCGGCGCAAACCAGGCCGGCAACCAATTGCGTCTGGGATGGGCGACTAACGGCGCCGGTGTCCGTGCGCAGGTGGATGCCAGTGACTTGGGCCTGCTGTGGGGCGAACAGAACTTCTACCGCCCAGACAGCAACAACTTTCTGGCTGTTTCCGTCACCGCTACCGAAGTGCGGCTGCCTGCAGGCGGCACCTGGTGCTACTCATTGATGCACTACTACTCCGGCGGCGCCGGCGTCATTGGCCGCAGCGGCCAGGCGGCGGGTGGGACGGTCATTTCATTCAGCGGCGGCAGCACTATTTACGGCTTTGCCTGGAGATACGCAGCATGACAGACGCAGTAATCGAAACCCCCGAAGAGTTTTTTCCGCCTGTGTTCGCAGCGCCTGAGGAGCCTGCAGCCTTGGGCGTAACGTTCTCAGACGTTGCTTTTAAAAACGATGGCTCTTTTGTGATAACCGTTGCTGGCAACCGTTGTCATGTGACCGAAGACTACAACCCGACGCTTTATCAGGCCGTTATCGACTATTTGGAAGCCGGCGGCGACTCCACTGCGTACGCCGAGGACATCGTTGTCGAAGCCGACCCCGCTCTGCTGGCCAAACTCTGGATTGAGGCCAGCCTCAAGACCTCGGAAACGCTGGTGTCCGAATACCGCGATGCGCGAGATCTGGGCGGTGCGCTGCCGATCACCGCCAAACAGTTCAGCGAGCTGCTGACCTGGCGTCAGGCGGTACGCGAGTGGCCGCAGGTCGCGGGCTATCCGATCGAGGCGAGCCGGCCGGTTGTCCCGGCCTGGATTCAGACGGTGCTGAACAATGGCCAATGAGTGGGCACCGATCAAACTGCGCTGGCCTGAGCAGGCCACGCAGTGGATGGATCAGATGACGACGGCTCGTGACCTGATCCAGACGGAGATGGTGAGCACCGGCGAGCGCGTCTCGATGCTGGCCGATATCGCCACGACCAGTCCTGGCCTGATCGCCGATGCGGCCCAGTCCGTGATCAGCGCAGGGCGCAGCGCGTTGGCCAGCCAGTTCGAAAACGTACCATCCTGCATCGTCGTGACGCCGTTCCAGCATGGCATCGGCCAGGGCAGCGGTGGTCACCAGCGCTTTCTGTCTGCGCCAAACCTGCTGCAGCTGCTGGCAGACAAGCTGACCGACACGACGGACGCGGTCCGGCCGCAGGGCCAGCAGAGCGCCCTGGTGCTGATCTTCTTGGCGACGCGCCTGGATCAGCTCGCCGCCACGCTGGGCCGTTTCAACCTCGTGCTGCCCATGCCTGACCTGGTGCGCGCCGAACGTCGGGCCGAACACCTGGCGCGCCTGGAGCTGGAAAAGTGGGAAATGCCCATCGCCGGACAGATGCCGCTGTGGGGCCAGTTGCCGCTGCAGCGTTGTCCGATCACGAAGCTGGCCAGTCAGTCCATGGCCGGCCAACTGGCTGTGCTGGAGGGTTACGCGGCTGACAGCTCGCCCATGGCGGACTTGGCAGATCTGCAGGCGCGTAAAAAGGCGCAGGCCGAAGAGCGCAGCCAGCAATTGGCCGACCTGAAAGCCCAGTTCAGCAACAGCGCCGATGACGTCTCGATCCAGTCTCGCACGCTCGGCCCTGGTGACGCGGGCCAGCTGCGCCGCGAACTGCTCGAGGGCGAAGCACCTGGTCACGAATGGCCGCTGTGTGCCGGCGCACTGCTGGTGGGCTCTGCAGAGGGCCTGAGCTTTGTTCGTGAGCTGGTGGGCCTATGACGCTGCTGCTCAATGGCGAACAGATCATCGGTCACCGCATGAAGCTGACGGCCAACCTCAAGATCGAGGCCGACGACCTCGGCGGACAGACCTCGGGGACGGACAAGTCCCACAAGGGCTTCAAGCCCAAGACGCTGACCGTCGCGCTGACGATCCCCTACAAGAACCTGGATAACCTGCGCACCATCATGCGCCTGGCTGAATCGACCGAAGACGGTGGCCAGCTACGCACCTATCGGATCGTGAACGACACGGCCAAGGCCTTCGGGATCCGCCAGGTCACGTTCTCGGACGGCGTCAGCGCCCGTGAAGACGACACTCTGGCGCAGTGGATCGTCCAGTTCACCCTGAGTGAAAAACTGTCGAACCCGGAGAAGGTCGAGAACCGGCGCGCCGGCAACGCCGTGTCGGCTCAATCAGCGCCTGGTGATGGTGTGGCAGGTTCTGGTGGATCCGGTACGTCGCCTGAAGAGCTGACCGGCTTTGAAGCGGTCCTGAAGAAGGTCGACAACTACCTGGGCGGCACACCATGAGCATGAAGCTGCATAAGGTGCTGTCGATCGGCGGTGTGGCCGTGCCCCTGGTCACGGACGACGTCCGGCTGGACCTCAAAAGTCCAGGCCGTGCCACGTTCACGATCAAGGCCGGTGCCACCGTCAAAGGGCTGGTGACGCTTGATATCGGCTACAACGAATCGGCCCTGCAGCGTCACTTCATTGGCTACGTGGAGCGCTGCACGGCCACCAACGGCGTCGAGCAGGTCGTGCTGTGCCGTGAAGTAGCCGCGGTGCTGGCCCAGCCGTTGCCGATGAACCTGCGCCATGTAGATCTGCGCGCCGTGCTGGCCGACATCAGCACCAGGACAGGCCTGCGCTTCCGTGTTCCGGATCAAGCGTACACCCGCGTCCGGACACCGTTTTTCTACAACCTGGCGGCCGGGTATCAAGCGATGGACAGCATGGCGCGGGTATTCGGCATCAAGGACTTCGTCTGGCAGCAGCAGGGTGACGGCGAAGTATTCGTCGGTGCCTGGGCCGACAGCTTCTTTGGCGCTCGATCGCCGCTGCAGCTGCCGGTCAACCTGTTTGACGGCTACCAAGGCAACCAGAGCGCGATGATCGCAGCCTTACCAGGCCTGCGACCCGGCGCATCGATCAATCAGGGCCAGCGAATCACGAATGTGACGCTGTCCGGCACGCAGATGGCCATCAAATGGACGACGCAATAAAGCGCAGTGTAGAGCGCCAGTTTCCCGAGATTTCCGGCGGTTACCACCTGCCGCGCTTCGCCAAGGTCACGGCTGTGGCCGATGCCCCGGCCAGTGCCGGCGTATGCGACGACTTCCGGCCGCGCTTTTCTGTGGACCTGCAGGTGATGGGGCCAGACGGCGAGATCGATCCGGCATTGCCTGTGCTGGCCGGCGTGCCGCTGCCCATGCCGATGGGTGGTGATGAAATGGGTTTCTTTGCCTTTCCGGAGGAGGGCACCCAGGTCGTGGTGTGCTTCGCCTATGGCCTGCCGAACAAGCCCTACATCCAAACCATCCTGCCGCATGGCCTGACGCTGCCGAAGGTGCCCAAGGGCGACCAGGTGTGGCAGCACAGCGATGCGGTGCAACAGCGCGTCGACGCGGACGGCAACTGGTTGCGCAAGACCGACGGTAAGATCCAGGACCAGGCGATTGAGCGCGAGGTCGACGCAATGACCAACGCCGAGCGCTTCCAGAGCCACACCAGGACGGTGGACGACCATTCAACCGAGTCAGTGGGTGGGGTGAAGAAGATCGAGGCCCTGGGCGCGCTCAAGCTGCTGTCCGGAGGGTCTGCGAGTCTGGCCGCCGTAGATGACTTGCACCAGGCGACCGGCCGTGATCTGAACCTGGTTGTCGGGCAGAAACATAACGCCACGGTGGGTGGCGATATGGTGGAGCGGATTCAGGGACTACGTGAAAGCGTTACCAGTGAGAGCCAGCGGCTGCAGGCTCCTAAAAACTGGGTTGGTTCGGGCGGTGTGAACATCTTTCAGGTGGTATGCGATCTGCTTGATGTCGTTCAGGATATGAACGCTCAAATTGCTGCACACACTCATGGGCCTACCCCAGTGCCCAGCAACGCTGGGGTATTTTTGGAGAGTGCAAGGGGGGCAGCCACTATGGCTGTCATGATGAAAAATGTAACGCTTTAACTGTTGAGCGAACAACAAGTCTCATGCAAGAGATTTGGTCCTTCGACTCGGTTCCACTGCGGGAACAAAAATTTATGGGTGTCATGTTTTAATCTGTGAAGTCATTCTGGCATCACGGGTTTTTTCGTGTGAATATGCTTAGCAGGAAGCCTTCCATTCAGGGAGCTAAGGAAGTCGTTGCGCAGAGGGAAGACGTATGCAACCTACAAAAATCTTTATTAGCTATAGTTGGGATAGCGAAGAGCATCAAAATTGGGTCAAAGGGTTGGCGACTGACCTAGATGAATACAAGGATTTTCACGTAACTTTCGATCAGTTCGATCTCGATAACTTCGCTGACAAAAATCTTTTCATGGAAAAAGCGGTACAAGATGCAGATATTATAATAATTGTCTGTACAGAGATTTATAAGCGAAAAGCGGAGTCAAGAACCGGAGGCGTAGGTATTGAAACATACCTCTCTGTGATTCGTCATTGGGAGGATTCGGAAGGAGGTGCGCCTAGCAATATATTAGTAGTGTCTAGAGAAAAATACAGCACTCCTTTTTATCTAAGAGGTAAGTTTAGAGTGGATTTCCACGATGACGATCTCTATCAGAAAAGTCTGAGTTTCCTCATAAAGGCACTCTCAAAGAATACAAAAGCTAAGCGTCCCGACAAGAAGAAAAGTGTTGAAAGCGGAAGTGCTCATTATGATTTTACTCGCGTTGAAGATATTTTAAGGCTGAAAAATTCCAAGCGAGAGGCGCTGATTTCTACGGCTGAAGGTACAGATTACTCGACAAACAATAGAGTTAAATTTGAACTATGGGAGGTGAGCAATCCTTTCAAGTCGCATTTTTTGATACTGTATCCTAATATCACTATCAGCCAAACTATAAACAGATTTTGTAAAGTTGTGGCTGAAAAAGGAATAAAGTTAACCAACATAATCCTGCTCAGGCCCGCAAAGGGCGATGAGACATTAGTACGGAGGATAATGCTCAGCAACAATTTGTCAGTGGAGTTAGTGGAATTAACATACTCCGAGTATGTTTGGGAGTATTGCATTGACGAGCGTCTGCGAGCGTCCCCTATAGTAAGAGAGAATAAGTTCTATACAGATCAGGCTTTAGGTCATTTCAGTACTCTTGACTCGGAGGGAGGGAAAAGTGATTCAGCTATTGACTTCCTAATAAGTCAATTGATGAATGAGAATTCCTCTTCAGGACAGCTGGTCGTTGCAAGTGGGGGGATGGGGAAAAGTACTTTATGTCATCAGCTAGCCATTGCGCTCAATAAAAAATTCGCCGGGGCAAGCTCGGTGGTATTGATAAAAGCTGAATCGCTGAGAAATAATTTCTCTAGCGATTTTATTGCAAATATAGAAATCAGAAGCTTGTATGATTTGTATGACCTTCATGCGCAAGTGAATAATATTGAAGAGGTCTACGATCGGAATCAGTTTGAGTTATGTTTATTGTGTGGACGTTTGGTAATTATTATCGACGGACTTGATGAGTTTGCTTCCATTCTCCAAGAACGTTTTGCGCTTGCGGATTTTCTTATTTCCATCTATGACTCTCATCAGCAGATGGGCAGAAGTCAAGTCATATTAACTTCTAGGAATATGGCATTCACTGAGGAAGTTGCGCTGGATGGAGTAGGTATTCAAACTCATGAGTTGCTAGGCTTTGATGAGGCTTCAAGAGCTAAATACATCCGAAAGCGATTCAGCAAATATGATAAGGCTGACGAGCTTATAGCCCTTTTCGACAAATATCTTGAGCAGCTTGAGCAGTTTGGTGATCCTAATAAGCGTATCGTTCCATTCTTCATTGATATGATTTCAACTATTTTTGAAGAGCAACTCGAAGCAAATGACAAAATTTCTTTCGAGATATCTTCCGAGGACAGGGATTATGCATGTAACTCTTCTCTGACAGACTTGATAATATTCTCAGTGCTTCGACGTGAAAAGACGCGTCATGATATTGAACTTGAGACTAAAGAGTTTATCGAGCTGTTTTCAGAGTTGGCCGTAGAGCATGGGGATTCTATTCCTTGCGAAAAGCTTCGTGAGAAGCTAAATATTTACTATGATGATACTGCTGATAAGCTTTACTCTAAGGTAGTTATAAGCCCTCTTCTTGTTCAGGAAGGAAACATACTGCGTTTTCGTTATCAGTTTCTGAACGAGTATTTCAAATCCCTTTATGTCATCTCTGGGATACTGAGGAGTTCAGTCAGTAAAGATATGGTGCAATGTTTGGCTGGTATAAAAGACGAAGATCAGCAGTCAATTGCTGATGTTATCTTGTACTTCTCACACCAAGATGCAGATATATTGCACGACTCCGTAAAGGTTATGATAGGCAAGGCCAAAGGTTTACTATCTCGAGAGGGCATTGAGCCTCGAGAAAGTGAGTCTGTAAAAAAAGCTGTAGGCTCGCTGCTGAATATACATTCTCGCTGTGGTCGGTTCCAGCGTAAAGAGTTATCAAGGCGTGTTAGAGATTTATTTCAAATATCGCCAGATTTAGACACGCACGCAAGAATTGACGGCTTGTATTTGTATGGCGATTATCCCTCCCTGGATTTTTCGAATCTTCATGTATGGGATAGCGGGTTTTACAATTATGAAAACTTTATAACTTCTACGTTTTCAGGCGCGAAGTTTTTCTATAGCGAGTTTACAAACACTGGTGGTGCATACGCTTCGGATACTTTTAATACTGAAATGTTTGATAGTACCTGTCGGCTTGGAGACCTGACAGACACTCTGGCTTTGGTAGAAAGTTCGGCAAAAAGCACTAAGGCACTGTGCGAGTCTGAATTGAAAAAATTCCTTAGAAGTTTTTTTAAGGGTACTAATTTTGTAGACCAGAAAACTGTATATATGCAATTTTCAGGAAAAGTGGAAAAGCTCGGTCGAAGAAACTTTGATGCGCTTCTGAAAAAAGGCTTGGTTCAGCTAGAGACAGTGAAAACTATAGATAAATTCTATGTCATAGCTGAGCCTTACCAAGATAGTGTGCACAGATTTCTTAATGACAATTTTATTGATGGCAAAATGAAAGAGCTTGTTGCATATCTGATGTCTTGAGTTTTAGGGGCAAGGTTTCATCCACCTTGCCATCTCAAAACTTCTTATAGGAAATACTTCTCCCTTACTAGCTGTGTACATAAGTACCAGCTAGGCAGCTACCTCATCGAAAAGCCCTTTTGCAAAAAATTAGCTTGAGAAAAGCACTTATCCCCCTCCCGCCGACGGGCTCCGCGTCCGTTTTTTGTGCAAACCCAGATGCGATGAAAGCAATACTCCAGCCCAAGCCAGCCGTGGGGTTGCGTAGGGGAGCTGCAATTGCACAACGTGCAAGCTTGTGCAGGAAAATGTCAGCGCCTTGCACAGCGAGCGACAGGGCGGTGCAGGCGGGGGCAGTCCTCGGAAGCCCGGCCTGCTTAAGCGAAAAATTGGAAAACCGAGGAATGGGGTGGTTTTCCAGATCGACACCGGTCTCAAAGCTGCGCACCAGGGCATCGGCGGCCAGATCAGATCCAACCTCTACAACTCAAGCAGAACGGGCGCTGTAGCCGCATTCAGGGGGCTTTGGAGATTGCACACGATTGCACGCGCTGGTGACGATCTACAGGCCTTAATGCCTTGCAGTCAGGTTTTCGAAAAAGGGCGTTTTAAATGAGATTGAATCTCAGGTATGGGAGGGTGTTTTCAAAAAGAGCGATATTAGCTATATGACCCGCGAACCTAGGCTGGAGGCCACGGTTTTACTGGGCTGTGCGTATTACATCGGAAGGTAATATGAAGCGATATGAAAGGTAATATTTTCCTGAAACCCCCAGATTCATTGGGTTTTAGGAAATGAAAATATAGCTTTAGTAAAAGGTAATATTATCGCCTTTGTATCGCTTCAATATTACCTTTGCCCGGAAACGCTGAAAGCCACGGCCTGCAAGGGCTGCAGCCATTTTTCCCGAGCCATATTACTAATATTACCTTTTTTCTGACCCCCCACAGATTTTGAGCGGGGCACCCTGTACCGAGCGGTTGGCCAGGGTCTCGCGCTACTGCTCATGAGCGTCTGTAGCTGCGGTTGGAGCTCGACGTGGAGCGCGTAAGACAGGCCCGATCGGTGGCCTTGTTACGTGGCTTATTACGTCTGGGGGAAAAAACAAGGGCCTGCATCGCTGCAAGCCCTTGATTTATATGGTGCCGGCACCAGGAGTCGAACCCGGGACCTACTGATTACAAGTCAGTTGCTCTACCAACTGAGCTATACCGGCGTAATGGGCTGCGAGTATATAGAGTCTGATGCGCTTGTAAACCCTAGCTGACTGATTCAGTTGAAAAAATTTGACCGCCGGTGCGGCTTAGCGTCGGCTTGCAAGACAGGGTCGGTGGTGGATGAAGGACGTTTCCCTATGGTTTGGCGGATTAGGCTGCCTGATGGCAGGTAGAAGGGAGTCTCAACATGCTGGTTTGGCCCCGCTTCGATGAGAGTGATCAGGCCATAACCCGCGTCGATTTTTAACCTGCCCATGCGAATCAATGACTTAGCTGGTGGTGGCTATCTGTAGCCGTTCAGCGCTCCAGATGAGTCAGTGGCTTTTGGGCCGTTTGCACGCTCGGGTCGCTTTGCATAGGCTTGTTCTCAACGGCCCAAGCCACTGAGTCAGGCGGCGAGGGGCGTTCACTTTTCAGTCAGGGATAAAGGATTATCCATTGAATGACACGAAGGATCGTTGCAGGGCTTCGGGGATGCAGTACACCGCAGGCCAGCCATTCACTGAGAAGCGGTTTGAAGATATTGGTAACGACGTCTTGTCCGGTCGGGCAGGCGTCAGGTGATAGAGAGGCTGTGCATTGCCGTCTGAATCGCATGAATGTGCGTCTGGACGCTGATGGAGTCATCACCGAGTCGGGTACGGTCAAGGTCGCTTCGGCGGGTCTTTGATGGTCTCGATGCTTGAAAACGATGCCCGGATCTCAGGATCCGGGCATTTTTTTGCGTTTGTATCCGGTCTGTTGCATTGCGATTGGAGTTCGGGCGGTTCTGGCCGATATAGCTGTATCAAAATGGCAGTCGGCCATGGACAGCTAGTGCAATGCAGAGAACGCCCACGCATTACGAGCTGCTGAATGTCGCTCGCGATGCCTCTCCTGATCAGATCAAGAAGGCTTATCGCAAGATCGCTCAGAAGCTGCACCCGGACAGGAATTCCGACCCTTACGCTTCGGACATGATGAGTGTCGTCAACGCGTCTCATGATGTGCTGGCCGACGCTGGCAGACGCGCGGCGTATGACGCGCAGCTGGTGGCCGATGAGCAAAGGGCTCGCGAAGACGCCGCACGCCGCAGGCAGGTGCAGGCGATGCGTGGGCGGGCCGTTCATGTGTATGCCAGTGCGTCGGGCTCGGCGTCTGCTGCACCGCAGCAATCCACCTATACCGGCCCTGAGCGTCGGGCCAGTGCTTCTCCTCAGCCTTCCAGAATTCAGCGCCACGGCAGTGTGTGGCGCTGGGCGGCGGTGTTCGTGATTTTCTGTGCGGGCGGCGCGTGGATGGGGTACGACCCTAATGCTGGCAAGTCTTTCGTGCCGACCGAATCGGTGCCGGTGGTTCAGCCGTGGGTCAAACCGGCTGTTGAGCCCGAGCCTGTGGTTGAGCCTGTCAGCGTGGCTGAGAAAGCTGCGGACGTGGCTGCGTCGGAGTGTGAGGTGCCGACGGTGGATCCGATGGGCGCGCCCTGGCCGCAGAAGGCGGGCTATGTGAAGGACATGCCGACGCTCAAGGACAATGGCTGGTCGCAGATCACTGTTGATAACACGGCAGGCGGTTCTGCGGTTTACGCCAAGGTCACGGACGCCATGGGGCGCAAGGCGTTTCGGCATGCCTACATTCCGGTGGGGGCGTCGTTCTCGTTCGCCAAGATGGACGCGGGTCTTTACCTGCTCAAGTACAAGATGCTGGATACAGGCTGTGCGTTTGCCTCGGGCCGGATCCTGCTGGAAGAGACGCCGATGGGCAGTCAGATCAAGTCCAGCGCGTACAAGCTGACGTTGCGTAAGTTGCAGGGGCGCAGCGTGCCGTTTACGCGGTTGAAGGAAGATCAGTTTTAG